TAGTATCTTTGTTTGCAGAATCACAATGAGAAACAAAAGTATTATGTAATACTTTTGTTTCCAGAATCATACATGACATTTTTGTAGGTCGTTGGTATTACTTTTGACGGTGGCGGGGTGGCGGGTGGCGGGGTGGCGGGTGACGGGTACACCTTCAAGGGCGGGGCCGGCGCGGGCCTTACTCCAGGTCCAAAAATGCTCCAAAGTATTTTTCAAAACTTTTTGACACTTTTGCAATTTATGATATACACTGCGGCAGTAAAGGAGCTTTATGAACACCGAAACCAGCACCACTCCCGTCAAAAAAGCGGCCATTCTCATTGAGCCGTATAAGCAAGACGTGTTCGAGCAGCGTCTGAAAGAAGCCAAGTACACTTTCAAAAGCGTGGTAAGCAAAGAGTTAATCGTCATCTCTGTCTGGTTCCAGACCCAGCACGCGGAGCACCTTGTCAACCTCATCAAGTCCATTCAACAGGAGATCGCAAATGCGCGAAACAACACTCACTGACGGTCAGCCCGTCCCCGACACTGGCAGCCACACCGAGATCGACCCTGCCACTGGCATGCAAAAAGGCTACGTGGTGCTCAAGGACCGCGACCCGCAAGTACGTCCTATCCGCTACGAATACACCCACAAGAAGTGCGGCGCTGTCACACGCATGGGCCAGGCGCTGGCCGAAACGTATGCCACCGACCCGACCTTCTACACCGGCACGTACTGCATCGGCTGTCGCACGCACTTCCCTGTCGCCGAGTTCGTCTGGAAAGACACCAACATCCAGGTAGGGACCTGAGCATGCGCCTCACCGTAGATCGCGAAGATGCCGCGTATGACCCCAACGCCGACACCATAAACGTCGAAATCCTCCTTGACGGGGTGCGAAAGATGAACGTCATCACGGCCGACACCGACAAAGGCTTGATCGTGCAGTACATACGCAGGCCCAACGGTACTTTTGCGGAAAATGCTGCAGGTGGGCTGATGACCCAAACCATTTACGGCAAAGTTGAAATCGTCAAGCTTTGACACTTTGCCTGCCACATCTGCTATATTTCGCCCATGGCAACCAAAAAACCTCTCATCGAACGCCTTGGCAAGCGCCTGCTGGAACAGCTGCGCGTGCGCAAGATCACCAACCGCGAAGCCGCCGAAAAGCTGGGCGTGTCCGAGGGCTACCTCTGCCGCGTGGTCAGCACGCTGCAGTCAAAAGAGCCCAGCGTGGCCGCACAGGAGCGTAAAGCTGCTTCTGATCTGGCAAAAACGCGCCGGCAACTGCGCGAGCAATTGGCGAAAAAAGTGCTGCGCAACCAGATGACCCTGGAAAAAGCCGCGAAAGAAGCCGGTTGCAGTCTCCGCACGATGCACCGCTACGTGGCCGCGTACAGGGGCTGATGCCCAGATGAAGCTGATTGTGGCTGCCAGGCACGATCTGGCACGTCAATGCCTCGTCTGGCTGGGCAAAGACCTCAAAGAGTGGCGCACCGTGACACAGGCCAGCTCTTTGCACGGCCATTCCAAAGGCACAGAGGTCATCGTGATTGACAGTGACGTGAAGTTCGACGACCATCGGGCGATTGAAAAAATGCTGTCTCACTACACCAATGTCCGAAGAATCCACGTCAACTCTATCCGAAGCGAAAAAGGGCGCTGAAAAGCCCAAGCTGAAGGATTTTTCGCTTCAAGATCGCGAAACCAGCAAGAAAATCGACCTCGACGCAATGTCGCAGGAAGAGTTGCTCATGCTTCACAGCAATGTGGAAGCCCGCTTGCAGGGTGTGCGTCTGCAAGACGTGAATCTGGTGCGCGAGACCTTGATTCAGCTCCAGAAAGCCAAAGCCTTGCAAGGCAAGGCTGCCGAGACTGAAAACAACGTCCCAATGAACCAAAGGGCGCAGGTTCAGAACTCAATCGCATCAATTTTGTCAAATTTGGCGCGAATTCAGATTGAATTGCACGACAGCGAGTCAATCAAGCGTATTAAAGCTGCTTTAGTGCGTGTTTTGCGCACCCTTCCGGCCGAGAAACAAAACGAGTTTTTCGACCTGCTTGACCAGGAAACGCAAAAAGTGCTTGCGGAGGTAGACGCGTAATGCTGCTCGACTTCGTTGAAAACCTCAAGAAAGAGGTGCGCGAGACCTGGAACATCGGGGATGCGCCCAAGTTCATCTGTGAGCACACCTATCTGCGAGGCGCTCGCTACTCTTTTGTGGACCACGAATTCCAGGAGGTCATCCTGGCCGACCCGACTCAGGTCGTAAATACCCAGAAGTGTTCCCAGATCGGCATGAGCGAGGCGACTGCTCGCTGGTCAGTTGCTGTCGTGAACATGATTCCGAGCTTCTCGGTCATCACGACCTTTCCTTTCTCAGGTGATGCAGCTGACTTTGCCAAAACGCGGGTAGACCCGTTCATTCTCACGTCTCCGAAGTTGAGTGCGGCCATCAACAAGGCCCTCAACAACAGCGAGCAGAAGATGTTTGGTGCGGACGGCATGCTGTACTTCCGGGGCACCAACGGCAAGACGCAGGCCATCTCGATTCCGGCTGATGCAATCGTGTCAGACGAAATTGACCGGTCCGACCCAGACGTGCTGACTCAGTACACGTCCCGGCTGACGCACAGCAAGTGGAAGATTCGACGCAACTTCTCGACGCCCACCATCCCAGGCCACGGCATCGCCTTGGAGATGGAGACTTCCAAGCGCTTCCGGAACATGTGCAAGTGCAACCACTGCAATCACTGGTTCTTGCCCAACTATTTCGAGCACGTCAAGATTCCTGACTACGACAACACGCTGCGGGCCATCACGAAAAGCAGCTTGTCCAAGCTGCGCTACCTTGAAGCGGTGTTGCTTTGCCCGAGCTGCGGCAAAGAGCCTGACCTGGGGCCGGCTCATCGCGAGTATGTGATCGAGAACCCGGACGACAACTTTGAGGCGCACGGGTATTACGTGTCGCCTTTCGACGCGCCCAAGATCATCACGCCGGTAGACTTGCTGAAGGCGTCGGTCAGTTACTCCCGGTACAGCGAGTTCGTGAACCAGAACTTGGGCATGGCCGAAGAGGACGAGAGTGAAGCCTTGACGCTGCAGGAATTGAACAAGGCATTCCTGGCGCCCGGCACAAAGTTGGTTTCGTCCAACCTGCACGCCATGGGCGTGGACATGGGACTGACTTGCTACATCACCATCGGGCGCACAACGCTCGAAGGGCAATTTCTGATTGTGCACCGCGAGCGATGCCCTATCGGCATGCTGGAGACCAAGCTTGCAGAACTGAAGCGGATGTATCGCGTCATCATCACGATCATGGACAGCCAGCCGTATGTCAGCGAAGTGCAGCGGATGCAGCGAGTGGACAAGAACCTGTATGGTGCGGTGTACTCGAACAGCAAGCGGCTGGAGTCTTTCGTCATCAAGATGTTTGAGGGTGATGAGGGTGAGGGCAAGCTACCCATCCACACTGTGCAGATCAACCGCGACAAGGCCTTTGACATGCTGCTGGGTGTGTTCAAGGCCGGTGAGGTCGTGATTGCGCCGGTCAGTGAAGACGAGGACGAGCTGTACCAGAAGCATTTGCTGGACATGCGCCGCGTTCAGGTCTATGACGAGCATCAGGAGTTGACCTGGCAGTGGGTCAAGTCAAAGCTCGGCCAAGACCACTATCACCACTCGACCTTGTACATGTGGATTGCCTGCCAGCTTCGCGGCACGGCTTCGCGCAGTGCGCCTTTGAGCGGTGTGCCCTTCATCAAAAAATTCAAAGTCAAGAATAAAACTTCGTGATATAGTGCGCCTGCGAAGGCTCTCTTCGCAGGATGTCTCCCGACTTTGGCCCGGAGTCTGCAAAGGCTCCGGGCCGTTTCTTGACGAAACCTGCTTTACTAGATAGAGTCCCGCCCATGTTCAAATACCTCCGCTCCTTTCTCACGCCTGCGTCTCGTCAGGAGCTGAAGGTTGAAGCCGCCACCGGCTCCAAGCTGCCGCCTGTGACGCCGCCGAAGGTGAAGCCCAAGCAGCAGTCCATCCCGGACTACATCACCACGACTACGCCGTCATCGGCCGTGATTCAGCGGGTTGACCCGCAGATCGCGAACATTGACATCACGAATACCTACCGGCTGGGCCGGACCACGCAGGAAATTCTGCGCAATCTGGTCCGGGCGAATCCAGACCTGGCAGCGGCTACGTCTGCCTATCTGCGGGTGGGTATTCCGGAAAAGTACATTGCGCTCGCGCGAGACCCGGACGGCACTGTCAATGACGACGCTACCCGGCTGGCGATGGAGATTCTGGCGCGGTTCGACAAACTGCCTGCGTATGACACCGGCTTTTCGCAGGTGGATTCGGTGCGCTCGGTGTCGGAAGCCCTTGCCAAAGAAGGCTTGCTGTACGGCGGGATGAGCATGGAGTTAGTCCTGGACAAGGCACGGCTGCCGTACAAGTTTCAGCCGGTTTCGGTCACCCGCGTGAAGTTCTATGAGGACGCCAAGGGCGGCATGCGCGGCCTGCGCCCGGTCCAGGATGTGGGCGGCACGGAAATCGACCTCGACTTGCCGACCTTCTTCATGGTCCATCTCGACCCGTCGCTGCTGGACCCGTACCCGCAGTCTCCGTTCGAGTCCGCGATTCAGCCGGTGCTGGCGTCTTCGACGTTTCTCTCGGACCTGCGGAAGGTCATGGCCCGGCATGTGTACCCGCGCTATGACATCACGATTGATGAAGAGAAGCTGCGGGCCAACACGCCTGCGGAGATTTTGAGCAGCCCGGATGACGAGACTCGCACGGCCTACTTCAACAACATCCTGGGTGAGATCGAGACCACGATCAACAGTCTGGGGGTGGAGGAAGCTCTCATCCACTTTGACTTCATCAAAGCTTCGTTCATCCAGAACGATGATGGGCAAGGTACGGCTGACAAGTTCAAGGTCATCCAGGACATCATCAATGCGAACCTTGCCAAAGGTGCTCGCACGATGCCCGCTGTGCTGGGCAACGGCTCCGGTTCGCAGAACGTGGCCTCGACGGAGACCACGCTGTTCATGCTGTCGGCCAACAGCATGGTGCGGCTGAAGCTGCAGGAGATGTTCAGCAAGGCGCTGACGCTTGCGTGCCGGCTGTATGGCCTGGAGGTGACGGTCGAGTTCGAGTATGACCCGATTGACTTGCGTCCGGCCACCGAGCTGGAGGCGTTCAAGACCATGTATCAGGAGCGCATCCGCTGGCAGTGGAGCGTAGGCCTCATCGGCGACATGGAAGCCTCCTTGCGTCTGACCGGCAAATGCATTCCGGCAGGCTTCAAGACTCTGGCCGGAACTTACTTCATGACTGGCGGCGACCCCAACGGGGCGCTCGGCAAGTCGGCTGACGTGAAGAATCCGTATTCGGGCAGTGATTCTGGCGGTGGGCAATCGGGCGGCGGCGCCGCTAACCAGTCGCGCAAGCCGGGCACGCCGGAGCAGTCCAAGTCAAAATAGTTGTTGCGTAAAGTTCGTTTCAGCATATACACTCCCCGCCATGCGCAAGACCCCTTCCCAAATCTGGTACGGCACCGAGGAGAGCTGGCACCTCTACGAGCAGGCAGTGACCCTGGCTGCTCAGTTGGAGGCTGGTGGCAAGGATGCCATTGCCAACGCCCTGCAGATGCGCGGCGTCAAGTCGGGCGGGGACATGTTTGCCCTTCCGCCCATGTGGCAGATGGAAGGCGACACGGCGGTTCTTCACGTCAACGGTTCGCTCATCAAGGGTGAAGCAGGTGTCTAGCGGCTTTTCGGCAGCGTGGGGTGCGGAGACATCCGGGGTA